TCGGAGCAGTTCCCCGATCGGATCGAGATTCTGGCCATGCACGGTTCCAGTTCTCAGGGAACGGATCCTTATGCGATCCCGCAGACCGAAGAGATGTTCAGCCAGTTCCCCGACCTGCGGGGGTATCCTTCGGCAGTCATCGACATGCGCCAGAAGTCTGTGGATGCCACCACTTCGTCGTTGGTGCGTGCGATCAACAAGTCGCTGTTGGAATATCCGGCTACATGCGGCGTGAAAATCGCGTCGACCTATAACAAGGAGACTAAGAAGGTAGATGCGAAAGTTACCGTGGCCGCCGAAGCGACGAACAAGTACGCTTTGGGTCTCGCCGTTGTGGTTGACGGACTCGAATATACGCAGACCGGAGCGGAAAGCGATCCCGATTACCTTCATAACAATGTGGTGATCGCCATCAACAATCTTCGCGGAGAATTTGTCGGCGACGGGGTAATCAATGCCGGGGAAGAGGTTTCGCATACCTTCACGATCGACATGAGTACGACGAAATACAATATAGAGGACATGCGTGTCGTGGCTTTCATTCTGGCTCAGAGCGGGGATGCGTACTATGTGAATAACTCCGCAAGCTGCAAGCTCGACGGCGGTTCGATCGATTACACTTATAACGAGTAATGGATATTATGAAAAAACTTCTGAATATTTTTGTCGCTCTTTCGTTTATCATCGGATCGGCGGGATGTACGGGGGTAAAAACGATATGCGTCAAAAGCAGGAAGAGAGAAAAACAGTCAAATAGATTATGTTGCAATAAGTTACAGGAGATTCCCTTAATTTGAGGCTTTCAAACGATTTGCGACTTTATTCGAACATCAATAGGACATCGGACCTTATTTGAACGGGGTGTTCAAACCGAAAATGCGACATCGGCCGAAAGAACCCCTAAAATTGCCTGCAATCCGTCTACAAATACCTATTATCAGAACGACAGAAACCCTGCCACACGCCAGTAAAACGGCGATTACGGCGGGGTTTGTCGTATCATCGAGCTTCCTCACGACGAGTGATCGTCCAACCGTTCAAACGAGTGTTCAAGCCGCCCGAAAACAGTCTTCGCTTCCCCCGTCAACACCTACGTCGGCAGAACTCAATTTTCGGATTAGACGGACACTTAAACGGACACTTAGACGGACATTGCATTGAGTTTGAAAAAACGAAAAGTATATAATAGACGGACATTTAAACGGACACTTTCGAAGCAGTTTTTACGGCATTTGTCTGGGGGTATGGGTCGAAATCCCTCCGTTTTCGGCCGTTTTGAGCGGATTCGCGGGGGGTTATGACCACGACACGGCATTCTATACATATATATAATATGCGCATGTACAATGGGTTACCCCTACTTCGGAGTGTCGGATGCCCCGGAAAGTGTGTGTGCGGCATTCGGAAGCGGTCGTTCATGCGCTTTTAATATGTCGGATGACTGCCGAAACAGATAATATGATTATCGTTGGGGATTATCAGCTGGTGAGTTTGGCTCTTCGCAGTCCATAGATGATGGAATCGTTTTCGGACAGTGTAAAATCCCCCCCCCTCCACTCGCGAGTAAGTCATTAGTTATCATATCAATACGCGCTTGCAATTTGCCGTTTTCACGAGATAGGGATTCTATTTTAGCGGACTGTTCTTTGATCAGTGTCAATAGTTGATTGACAGTACTATCGGTTTCGTCCTTAACTTCGACAATTGGCTTTGATTGGCGCGTTGTGGAAGTAGATTTAGATAAACTATTTGTGTCATTCATCATTTCTCCTTTGCCTGACAATAGCCAAGTTGCCGAATATTGGGGATAATTTTCAACTATCAATTGAATCCACTTAGATTGAATATCAGTCCCATTTAGTATAGCCCGAGCTAACACGCCCTTACTTGCACCTATTTTTCGCTCCATTGCCCCAATTGAAATACCCTCTTTTTTAGATATTTCGCTTATTCTTGACAAAATATTCCCCATGAATAGATGAAAATTATTCCCATTAATTGTTGAAAAGATGAAAATTATCCCTATATTTGCATCGAGGTTCTAAACGTAACCTCTGCGACAAATATACGAAAATAATTGAAATTATGGCAAAAGTCTTTGTAATGCACGGGGAGATCAACAAGCTGGCGCAGTTGCTTGGGGTTGCACGTAAAACCGTCAGCGAAGCCCTGAACGGTCAAACGAACACCCCTTTGGCCCGAAAAATCCGCAAGCTGGCACTCGATCGCGGGGGAGTAGTCAAGAATAACACCTACAACAAATAACCATAATTATGAAAGAGTTAAGTATTTTCCAGCACCCGGATTTTGGGACAGTTCGCAATGTTGTACTCAAGGGTGAACCTTGGTTTATGGGCAAAGATGTATGCCAAGTTTTGGGACTTGTCAATCATAAGGATGCTCTCGGTCGTCTGGATGATGACGAACGGTATGGGGTCGGCATTACCGACCCCATCGGCAGGCAGCAGGAAGCCACCTTCATCAACGAATCGGGATTGTACTCTCTGATTATGCAGAGCCGCAAACCCGAGGCCAAAGCCTTCAAGAAGTGGATCACCTCGGAAGTACTGCCGTCGATCCGCAAATATGGGTTCTACATCTCCCCGGCACAACAGAAATCGAACCGCGAGCGCCGAGCGATCGAGCGGGCCTATCATGAAGAGTTGCAGAAGTACATCACTTCGGAAGACGTATACAAGGTAGCCAAGAAGATGCGCAAGGACGAGTGGCATGTAAGCCGTGTATTGCGTGGCGTTGTTCGGGACAACGACGTGATGCGTGTCCTTCAGGATCGTGCACTGTCCAACAAGAGCAGCTGGGAGGATGCGTACACGCCGGAGCGGATGGATGAAGTGTTGACCCTTCTGAAATAGGCCGGTGTCATGAATGATCTCCAGCAGATTCGGGAAGACCGTCTGGGTGCCTTCATCTTCGGGTTGCTTGCCCTCGGCGGCATTTACGGCGTCTGCCTCGGAGCGTGGTTCCATCTGTTCACGGTGTGTGTTTGCGTTCTGGTAAGCTGGGCGCTGTGGTCGGAGGCCGATGACTTGTCAGGTCGCGGACACCTGTAAACGGTCCGCAAGTGCTTATTTTGTTTAGGTTACGGTTCCCGTCCGTCCTCCGCGAGGCTCACGGCCGGGGTTGCTGCCGGCGCCGAGGCCCTATGTCGCAGGCATGGGCGAGCGGCAGGCGCCGGCGGCTTTTTTAACGAACGTTTTTTCATCCTATAATATGACAACCAAGAGATTCAGAACCATCGAGCAAAGCCGTGCGTCGTTCGCACGTCAGGAGCGCATTCAACGTCTCGTGCGCGCACTTTTTCACGAACTGCACTCGGCCCGACAACACAATCTGACCATGTCCGACGAACATGACGCGGACGGTACGATCACATTCGAATATCGAGACGAATCACTTCTTCGGCAGCATCGGCAATATGCTGCGCGGCTTGCCGCACTTCACTCCGCCGCGGATCGTCGGGATCGATCCTTATGTGAAACTCCACGCCGTATTCGGATGGTTCCGACTTGGGAACTGAAAATTTACGACAGGAGGCAGGATAAAACGGTTCGCTTATGTATTTCACTTTCAGACGGCGCAATACAGCCGACAGACGATCGCGCACGCCGTACATCGTCCACTCGCTTTGACAGATAAAACATAGGTACATAAAATCGCTGATATTTATTGTTTGCCGACACGAATATAGCGATTTCCCTGCAAATGCGCAGGCATTGTCCGGAGCGATACCGGTGCAGGGAGCATAGGAATGAAATTATGGAACGCTACAACGGAAAGATAGGAGTAACGAAGGAGGACCTGACTCGTAACGACGACGGTCCGGCGGTAATGAGCGTATCGAATTATGATAAACTGGTAAATCGTCGTCGTGTGTATATGCTTCGCGATGGCAAAGGTCTGGGGCGTTATGCGCTGGTCGAATATTCGTCTCTTCCCGAGCGTTTCCGTCTGCGCTTCGAAGCCAAATACGGCGATCCGGAGGAACTTCTGCGCGACGACCGTCCGGCCTTGGTAATCAATGCCGAAGCCCGGCGTTATTTTTCCGGTGTCGACAAGGACGCCTATCGTCTTCCGAACGGCGATTGTCTCCCGGAGGAGAAGATCGACGAATACACGCAGAATGCCTCCGTATTGGATGCTTTGCTCGAAGAGGTGCGCCGGCAGCGTCTCGGACGCAACCGTCTCAAGAACAGAACCCGGATCATTTGGGAAAATATCTATGCCTCGTCCGAGCGGATGCGCGAAGAATTCGGGCATACGCTTCCTGCGAATATCGCACGTCTGAAGGATAAGCTGCGGGCCTATGAACGCGAAGGTTTCGAAGTGCTTGTTTCGAAAAAATTCTGCAACCGGAACACTGCGAAAATCACCGAGCGCGGCGGACGTCTGCTGATCGCCTTGCGCCGCTCGCGTGTGCCGGTTTATACGTTCGAGCAGATCTTCGAGGAATATAACCGTCGTGTGGCCGAATCCGGCAATCCCAAATGGAAGCCGTTGCAGTCCGTGAATGCCGTGAAGGCCTATCTGGAGCGTCCGGAGGTAATGCCCAAGTGGTATGCCGCCGTGTACGGCGAGCTTGCCGCCCGCCAGAAGTTCGACCGCAAGCAGCAGACCGTGCTGCCCGCAGTGCGCGACGCCCTGTGGTACGGCGACGGCACGAAGCTCAACCTGTATTACAAGGGCAGAGATAAGGACGGTCGTCCGGTGCTGCGTACGACGGCGGTCTATGAGGTGATCGACGCATACAGCGAGATGCTGCTGGGCTATTGCATTTGTCCTGTGGAGAATGCCGATGTGCAGCGTAAAGCCTTCCGGATGGCTGTCGAGACTTCGGGACACAAGCCCTACGAGATCGTAACGGACAACCAAGGCGGGCAGAAGACCTCTTCGGCTCAGGCATTCATGCGTCGCATCTGCCGCGTGAGCCGCCGCACGGCGCCCCATCAGCCTCAGGCAAAGACGATCGAGGCGCTTTTCGGGCGTCTGCAATCGCAAGTGCTGCATTCGAACTGGCGGTTCACGGGGCAGAACATAACGGCCAAGAGCGACGATTCGCGGCCAAATCTGGAGTTTATCGAAGCCAATAAGGATTCGCTTTACACTTTCGAGGAACTTTGCGAGGCTTACGCGGAATATCGTCAGGTGTGGAACGACATGCGGCATCCCGAAACGGGCATCAGCCGGCGGGAGATCTACGAACAGTCGGTGAATGCCGAAGCTCCGGCATTTACGCAGGCCGATCTGATCGATCTGTTTTGTACGGAGACGGAGCAGCCGAGCGAATTCACGTCGTACGGCATAGCGATTCAAGTCGACGGGAAGCGTTACCGTTACGAAGTGCTCGACGAGTTAGGCATGCCCGATCTCGGCTTCCGTGCCAAGCATACGGGGCGTCGCTTTTATGTGAAATACGATCCCGAGGATATGACGCGGGTGTGGCTTTGTACGAAGTCGGCGCTGGGGCTGAGGATCGTTTCCGAAGCGCAGGCATATGTCAAAGTACATCGTGCCATGCAGGAGCAGACATCCGAGGAACAGGCTTTCCTGCGCGCGACGATCGAAGCCAACAAACAGGCACGGGTGCGCCGGCAGGCAGAGGGTTATGCGCTGGAAGTCGAGCACGGCGTGGCACCCGAGCAGCACGGACTGCGTACGCCGCGTTTGCAGGGGCTCTCACGACGAGATACGGAACGCATATACGACCTGTATGCACGACAGACGGTGCCGCATCCGGAAGCCGAGGCTGCGGAGGAGCTTCCGCTCTCGGTCGGGCAGATCGAAAAACAGATCAGCAACATGACCTTCGATGCACGGACAATTTATAATAAATTATAGCAAAATGAAACTTACGAACGAACAGAAAGACGAAATACGCGGACTGCTTCAGGCCTATGTTTCGCGTTATCCGAGCCAGAACCGTGCGGCGGTGTCTTTGAAGGGCATCTCCGCAGGTACTCTGTCGACGATTCTCAACGGTAAGTACGATCTTATCAGCGACGAGATGTTTCTCAAGCTCCGCGCACAGATCGCCGGACGACAGGATGACGGCTGGCAGCTCTGTCCGACGAGCGTCTACGAGGAGCTGACGACGCTGCTTGCGGACGCGCAGGAATTCGGCAATGTCGCGTGGGTCGTGTCGGCCGCCGGATCGGGGAAGACGACAGCGGCGCACACGTACGCATCCGGTCATGACAATGCGTTTCTGATCTGCTGTTCGGAAGACATGCGCCGCAACGATTTTATCCGTGAGATGGCCCGTGCGACCGGCGTGAACGTCTCGGATCTGAGCATCCGCGAATCGCTCGAAAGGATCGTCCGGCATCTGCTTACGCTGGAGCGTCCGTTGCTCGTCTTCGACGAAGGCGATAAACTGCCCGATACGGTGTTTTACTACTTTATTACGATCTACAACCGGCTGGAGGGACATTGCGGAATCATTTTCCTTTCGACGCATTATATCAAACGACGCATGGAGATCGGGTTGGCATACAATAAAAAGGGATATGACGAGATACACTCGCGCATCTGCCGCAAGTTCGTCGAACTCACTCCGACGTCGGAATATGAAGTTGCGGCCGTAGCACGCACGAACGGTCTTACGGACGAGCGTACGATTCGGGCCGTGGTGAAGGATGCGGCCGCATGCGGGTACGATCTGCGCAGGGTCCGCCGCGAGGTGTACAAACAAAAACGGCTTGCGGCTTTGAACGGCCGATAAACGACCTTCGAACATCTATTGGGCATATGATATGAAAAGATCACTCTCAGCCAAGCAGGCCCTGACGATCAGTCAGCCGACGATCCCTCTCAAAGGCCCGTGGGGCGACTGTGTCGGCGAAATCGACCGCACGGGCGTCGTGTTCTTCTGGGGACAATCCGGAAACGGGAAGACCTCGGCCGTGCTGTCCTTCTGCAAGGCACTTACGCAATTCGGGCGCGTGCTCTACGTCTCGCTCGAAGAAGGGCTCTCGCTATCATTCCGCAATGCGCTGCGCCGCCATGCCATGCAGGACTGCGGACGCAAGTTCATGGTCGTTGCCGAGGAGACGATGGACGAGCTCGACGAGCGGCTCGCAAAGCGCAAATCGCCGGATTTCATCGTCATAGATTCCTTTCAATATACGCAGATGTCCTATCGTCAGTACATCGCTTTCAAGAATCGGCATACCGACAAACTGCTGATCTTCGTATCGCAGGCCGACGGACGCCAGCCGGCAGGACGGGCGGCGAAGTCGGTGATGTACGATGCGGGATTGAAAATATGGGTCGAAGGTTATAAGGCCGTCAGCAACGGACGCTTCATCGGTCCTGTGGGCGAATATGTCATTTGGCGCGAACGGGCCGAAGAGTACTGGGGCAAAAAGTAGCGAAATAAAACAACTTACAATCCATACCATGAAAGTATATATCAGCGGTAGAATATCGGGTCGTCCCTTGGAGGAAGCCCGTCGGGAATTTCGGGCCGCCGAAGTGAAGATCCGCCGCTTCGGGTTGCGTCCCGTCAGTCCCATGCAGAACGGACTTGCACCCGCGGCCGACTGGGCCGAGCACATGGGACGCGACATTACCCTGCTGTTGCAGTGCGAAGCGATCTATATGTTGCCGCAATGGCAGAAGAGCGAAGGCGCCACTCTCGAATATCTGATTGCCCGCCAGCGGCGCATGCGCATCTTTCTGGCGGAGACTTTCGAAGCGCATGCGCGATTCGACAACACGCAAAAACGCAGAGTATGAAACGAAAGCCCGTCTCCTACGCCCGATTCTACGCATTGCTCGCACGTCTCGCAGGCGATCGGGACATAGCCAAAGAGACGCTCGTCGAGCGCTTCACCGAAGGACGGACATCGTCGCTGCGCGAAATGCACGCCGAGGAGTATGACGCCATGTGTCGTACGCTCGAAGCAGAAATCGAACATCCCGGACTGACTTTCACGGAGTATGAATCAGAACTGCGGCGGCTGCGATCGGCAGTCTTGCGGCGCATGCAACGGCTGGGGGTCGATACGACCGATTGGACAGCTGTCGATCTTTTCTGCCGCGACAAGCGCATTGCGGGAAAACGGTTCGCAGCCATCTCCGGTCGAGAATTGCGGGAATTGCTGCCCAAGCTGGAAGCCATAGCCCGCAAGTACAAGGACGGAACGAAAGCTCACAAGACTATCGGTATGCAAAAAAAACAATTTCCGAAGATTGACGTCATACCGTATTTTATTCGGAAAGATCAGATACCGAGTTGAGAAACAGCATAATATCGAAACTAAATTTGTAGCAAATGAAAAGATACACACAGGCAGAGTTCGATGCGTTCGAACGCGATGAAAAAGGCGTCAAATATTGCCCCACG